AGTGGGCTTGGGTCGAATCACCCGGACAGATCGTCGGGATGATGATTGATTGGATTTGTTGTTCATAGTATTGGATCCCTCAAGAACATGGAGGGACTGTACATCCACAGGAAGATTGTGCATCATAACACCCGAGAAATTAATCAAGGTCTTATTATCACCGTGCATTATCATGTCTTACCAAAGACCTGACTATGTCGGAATGTTAATGACACGACCCCCATCCGTGCAGTCTCTTGACATTTACAACTCAGATGAGTTGATTTAGTACGGAAATTTAATCGAAGAATCGACTATGTTGGTATTGCCAACACCGTTTTGGACGGTCTACACCTGTGAACCCAATGGACTTAGTTTAACGACATAACCGGGTCGAAAAGATCTATCCAAAATCAATCCCTAGGACGGGACCTGACGCAAGGAACAGCTCCTCAAGCTGAAATAGCACTCCTAGTCCGTGTGTAACGTACACAACCGGACCTCAGGAAACTAAGAGACTTCTTAGTGAGGAAGGAGTTAGTCTCAATCATCTTCGAGAAGAGACTAGGTGATCCCTTAGGTTTCATCCAAGGACAGTCTAATGTCGACTGTGATCCTAATGAATAACCCGGAAGGGGGTACTGTGTGGTAATAGGAGCCACATTTTCGGAGAGACAGGCTTTCGCAATCTGGCGATCATTTAAAGAAATACGATATTTCCAGCCTGCAGGTGAATTAACACCCATACCACCCAGAGAGAGCGGTAAGAAAAGGTTACGAGTCACAAGATGACAAAGTCGGTTAACCTTCAGTACCATAGTACACTCCTTCTTGATCTCATCCTTATGAAGTTCAAGAAATTCCTTTAGGAGCGACCTCTCCTGACCAAGCCAGGAACCATCCAAGATGGTATTGAGGTTTTGACAAAGACCCTTAGAGGGATCTTTACTCGTATGTTCACGGGCACACAAGTAGCTCAGTTCTTTTTCAGAAGCATACTTACAATCAACTGAGACTTCGGAACCAACAGGACTCTTCTCTCGACAATCAACTTTATCTTGAACCTTGTGTTGGCCAAAATAGAGACCAGAATTAAGGTAGTTGATTTGATAGGGCGTCGAACTAGAATCACTAAGATCATAATGAATACTAGTCGAATTGATATTCGCATACACCCTATGTTGATAGGCCTTCCCAACACTCATTTCGAGACCAACCTCGCCTGCAATTCGTACATGATCGTACCAAAGACATTTATCAGCTGCATAAATCATATCGTCACCATTCACAAGGACATGGTTGAGACGATCGACATCAGACCAATCCCAATGAAACATTGAGGTGGCAGAGAGATAAACACCAAGATTAGCAAGACAGAGGATAGGAAAAGAGAGTATAGAACCCATCAATTGACCATTTTGTTGTTTCCCACGGAACTCAATCTCACGCTTTCCCTTAACGGGATAATGGAGATCATGAGGACCAAGAACCTTCAGAGCAAGATCCCTCAAAGAGGGATCAACTTTAGAAAGGACATGGTTGAGAATCCTACTGGAATACTTCCAAGACAACCCATCGGTAGCCGCAGAATAGTCAATAGAGAACCACTGATCAGAGGGGAGAGCCCTCTTTTTCAAGTCAAACATATCAGTGGGAGAGAAAGGTCGACCAATCAGACGAAAGCATGAAATCTTCTTCAAGACAGAATGTAAGGCTTTCTGGAGAGGCCGACAAGTGTAGTAAGGCAACGATTCACCTTTGCTGATAACGCGAACCTTCATCGGTTCCAAAACAGCCTGAATAGTACACTTTGTTGGTTCACTAAGATCAAGGGTCTTAGAAAGAGGACGGAGAGTGTTCCACTCATCCAAACCAGGAGAACATCGGTTCTCAATAACCCGACCAAATTTTATACCTGTTTTACAATAGGTCTTAGGGTTATAACTCATACTGTGTAGCTCAGAAGTAATGGGCATCAAAGAACTTGATCCACAAAGAACTTCAAGAGTATAGTGTTGACCACCAGAACTCCTTGTGTTTTCAAAACACGCCGAATTAGAAGCAGAGTACTCCTCAAAGGGAGGTAGC